ACTGCCCCCCACATGGATCATCGAGACGTCGGCGGGATCGTTCCAGTGGGGCTACGCCTTTGGCGAGCAGCCCAGCAAGGGCGAATTCACCGCGGCCATCACGGCCATCGCGGCCGCAGGCTACACGGACCCCGGCGCCACCAACGCGGTGCGCAACTGCCGCTTGCCGGGCAGCGTCAACCAGAAACCGGGGCGCGACAGCTTCGCGGCGCGTCTGGTGGAGTTCACGCCCGACCGCGAATACACGCTGGCCGAGATCTGCGCAGCCCTTCAGGTTACCCCCGGCGCGGCCGACGGGCAAGGGCTGACGTCCATCAAGATCCGCGACACCGGCAGCGACAGCGTCCTGCGCTGGCTGTCGGACCAAGGGCTGGTGCTGTCTCAGGTCAACCAAGAGGGCTGGTGCGGCGTCGTGTGCCCCAACAATGCCGCCCACACCGACGGCCAGATCGAGGGCCGCTACTCGCCCGTCAACCGGGCGTTCTGCTGTTACCACGGCCACTGCGAGCATCTGGACAGCAACGCCTTCCTTGCATGGGTAGCCGAGCAGGGTGGCCCCAAGGTCCAGCCGGGCTTCCGCGAGGAGTTGGTCGCTGAGCGCATGGCGGCGGTGGCCGAGGCCCTGACGCCCAACGACATGTTCCGCGACACTGCGTCCGAGGTCATCGCCGAGGTGGAGCGCAAGGAACTCGGCCGCCTTGACAAGGCGGGCTGGTATGAGCGCTTCGCCTACGTTGTGTCGGACGACACTTATTTCGACCTGGCGACCCGCCGGGAAATGTCACGCGCGGCCTTCAATGCCGTGTTCCGCCATGTGTCGTGCAAGTCGATCCACACCGAGCGGCGCGTCGAGGCGTCCGTCTGCTACGATGAGAACCGCCAGGCGGCGGGCGCCCGCGTGCTGGAGGGCGTCACCTACGCCGCCGGCGACAGCGTGCTGGTGTCACGCGAGGGGGACGTCTACGGCAACCGCTGGGTGGACGCGCGGCCGGACCTGTCCGACGTGACGCCGGGCGACGTCAGCGTGTGGCTGGCCCATGCCGAGTTGCTGATACCGGACGCGCAAGAGCGCGAGCATGTGTTCAACGTCATGGCCTACAAGTTGCAGAACCCGCAGGTCAAGATCAACCATGCCGTCCTGCACGGCGGCGACGAGGGCTGCGGCAAGGACAGCCTGTGGGCGCCGTTCCTGTGGGCGGTCTGCGGCCCCAGCATGCGCAACCGTGGCCTGGTGGACGGTAAGAACGTCAATTCGCGCTGGGGCTACGCCTTGGAAAGCGAAATCATGATCCTGAACGAGTTGAAAGAGCCGGAAGCAGCCGAGCGCCGCGCGCTGGCGAACAGCTTGAAGCCCATCATTGCGGCCCCGCCGGACACACTGACAATCGAGCGCAAGGGCCTGCACCCGTATGACATGGTTAACCGCGTGTTCGTGCTGGCGTTCTCGAACCATTCGGTGCCGATCACGCTGGAGACGCAAGACCGTCGGTGGTTCTGCATCTGGTCCGATGCGCCGCGCATGACTGAGGACGAGGGCAAGGCGTTGTGGGCTTGGTACAAGCACGGCGGGATGGCCCGCGTCGGGCGCTGGTTGCAGGACCGTGACGTCTCGGCGTTCAATCCCAAGGCGACGCCCCTATGGACCGAGTACAAGGAACGGCTGATTGAGAACGGCCGCAGCATGGCGGAAAGCTACATTGTGGAGCAGATCCAGCGCCCGTCACCGGAGTTTGCGGCCGGCGTCGTGGCATCGCCGCTGCATCGGATCTGCAACGCCCTGCAATCCGGCAGCCCCAACGGGGCGAAAGTCGTGCCGGCCGCCGTCCTGCATGCGCTCAAAGAAGCTGGGTGGATCGACCTGGGGATGGTCAAGTCGGCCGAATACCAGACCAAGAAGGCCCTTTGGGCGCGCGAGGATATGGTGCGCACACATACAAAAAGCGAACTCCGGCGCATGGTTGAACAGGCGCCGGAGCAGGGTTTGAAGCTGGTTAAGAGTTAAAGGTCAAGCCATGCCAGCAGCACGGCGGCGATGAGAATACCGATCACCGCCGCCATATTTCACGCGCGAACATGATCAGCAGCGTCCAGCCGCCCACCGCGCCACCGAAGAAGAAGGCGTATTGCAGCCAGTGCCAAAGGTTATCAGGCATTGCCATTCACCATGCCGGCGAGGGCCTGATCCCGCGCTTCAATTTCAAGCTGTAGCGCGGCAATCAGGGCGTCAATTTCCTCACTGTAGCGGAATTTGAGATTGCGCAACTGGTCGGCCAGGCTGTCACCCATGACGCGGTTGTGGGCGCGTTCGGTTTCGACGTCGGAAATCATCTTTTGCAGGCTCATAGTACTATCGTCCTCTCTCTGTGGGTTAAACGTGTTGTTACTCTGGGTACTTCCGGCGCCGGGGGCGGCGGAGGGGGTGGCCGCCGTAGCAGCGTGTAGTAGAGGCAGGCCGTGCCCATGAGGGCGCCGGCGGCGAAGCCTATGAAGAAGAGCATGGGGCCTCCTTCAGAGCGCGGATGGCGGCGGCGATGCCTCGGCACAGTTTTTCCACTCCGGGTACGTCAAGCGGGAGTTTCGTTGCTCCGGGGCCGTTCAGCAACGGGTCTAACCATGTGGTGGGGACCGCCCTCGCCGCTTCCTCCAGCACCTCGTCGCGGATGAGGGCTATGGCAGGTTCCGCAGCCCCACGGCTGACTAGCCCGAAGATGCGGTGCTTGTCTTCAATGGTGCCGGGGCCGCCGTAAATCCATAGCTTGATCTTCTCAACGAATTGTTCGTCTGTCTCTCTGGTCAACGCTTCCGGTACCTGTTCAGGCTTGGTCATTGTCAGCCCCCAGGATGGCTTCGACGCGGGCGCGTTCGGCAGTGTAGCGGCCTTGCGCGACCATAGCGCAGAACGTCGTATAGCTGTGGTGCGCCGTCGTGTGGTCCAGCCGGTTCAGGTGCGCCGCGATTTGGCTAAGCCCCAGATCCAGCCTGCGCCGGCGTAGTTCCCAGGCCGCATGGTGCCGCGCGTGACAGTAGCGGCGCGGGCGCCGGATACTGTGCAACTCGTCAACCGTCAATTCATGCGCCTCCGCCACGGCGGCCACAATGCGCTTTGCAGGATACCGGCGGCGCTGTTCCGCCATGTGGGCCTGGTGCGCTTCCCATAGGCGCGCCACGTCCTCTTTAAATTTGCTTTCCATCTGTGCCGCTTTCTGTTACATTTGCACTCGTTTCCTTCCCCATAGACTTGGGCGGCGCCTTGGTGCCGTCCTTTTCTTTTGGGAGCAGGTTCCGCCTGCGGGCTTCTTGTGCGGCCGCTTCCAGCGCCACCGCGTGATTGTCCAAGCGGATCCGGACAGCCGCCAGGAAGCGCAGCAGGTCGACGTCATCAAGGCCGGCGACGTTTGCTTGCCAGTGCAACAGGTCAGCCATAGGCCGGTCCCCGGTCGATCTGGCGCTGTAGCGCGCGGCATTCCTCCTGCCACATGGTGGCGCGCTGTTCGGTTTCCTCCAGTTCCTCCCGCAGGCGGGCGGCCTGTACAGCCTCCGCCGCTTCGGCGTCTAGCTGTACCGCCAGCGCTTCCACCAGAGCAATCGAGAGCACGCCCACTTTGGCGCAATCGAGCGCATGGCGGACCAGTTCCGCCGGCGCCATGTTCATCATGTCCGTATAATCACGCATGGTTCAGATCTCCGCCGTTGCGTAACGCATGATCTCGCCGTTATCAATTACGGCTTCCATGACTTGTTCATGCAGCCATTCGCGGTCGAGATCCTGATAGAGGATTTTGAATAGCGGTTCCGTGCGGGTGATCTTGGTATATATGCGCTTGCCGGGCTCAGTACCGACCGCGTCGAAATGAAACTCGGTCACGTCCCAATCCGGCAGACCGTCGACGATCTCATACTCAATGCGGGCTTCGCAATCCGTCTCGAACAGCACAATGCCATCCTTCCAAACCGTAGCGGTAACGGGAATGTAAAACATGGTTCAGCCTTTCGTGATGGTTGCATGGGGCGGGTTTGCGTCGCCGGTTTCGTCGTTGAAAGTGTGGCCTTTTTCCTTCGCCCAAATTTCGGCACTCTGGCGCGAGGAATGGGCAAGGTATCTGTGGCCATCGTCGCAAATGAACTCGTAGACCGTGCAGCGGGCCGCCTTGAGGCGGCGCTTGGTGAGGGTGAGCCTGGTCATTATGCGGCCTCCTTCGCAGCCTGGGCGATTGCGTAGTCGGCCTGCTCCTCGGCAGCGATGAGGAGCTTGCCCCAATCGAAAATGTCCTGCTCGGCGGCCTTGCGGTCGGCTTTGTTGCGGTCGCGCTTGGCGATGATCAGGCGGTCCTTGGCGGCATCGATCTGCGCCTGGCAGAGGCGCAAGGCTTTGAGGGCGGTGAGGGTAAGATCGCGTGCCATTACGCGGGTTCCTTCGGCGCAAACACCTTTGCCCAACGCTTGGCGGCCTTTTCGGCGGCCTCAATGGTGTAGTGCGCCGACAACCCGCCAGGCTCCCATGTGGTGCTGGCTATATTGCCCTTGCCGCGAGCGCGGAGGCGCACGACGAAATGGCGCTTTTTTGTGTAGTCCTGCTCAATGAAAATGATGTCGTGCTTGAGGTTGCAAATGCTTTCCCAAGCTACGCCGCGCTCAGCGAGGACCGGATTACGGTCGCGGTACTGGTGAAGAATGTAGACAGGAAGGTTTTTGGTCATGGCGTCACCAGCATGAACGTGAAAAGGAAAGCGTAGGATCCGAGCAACAGCGCCGCGACCTTGGCAAGCTGTAGGGCAAGGTTCAGCATGATCAATCCTCACCGTGAAAGGCTTTGCGGCAAACGCTGCTAAAGCCATATTCTGACATAAGCGCCAGTTTCATATCATCCGGCAACGTATGCCGCGGCACCCATCGCGTTATCTTTGTGGCGCGCTGCGTCACCATTGCATCGCGTCCGCCGTGGTAACGCAGTGACCAGCATTCGCTATCAATGCTCAACATGTCAGCGCCCCATCACGAAAACGCAGCCATTTTCAGCGTGCGCTTGATGCAACAGACCAAACGTCCAGCCCATCTTGTCGCACAAGGCAACTGCGGCCGCGGCGTGGGCCTGCGATTGGCTTAGTTCATGAGGATAACTAATCGTGACGCTCAGCTTGCCGCCGGACTTGGCCCACGCCTTGATGCGGCCGGGTCTGTAGTTGGTCGGGCCGAGGTATTTGGTGAAAATTGCACAGCGTCCGGTATCGTTGATCTCTGACATGGTCGGCATTGTATTTTCCCCTAGTTGCTTGTTAGTGTGGAAAGTATAGGGGGCATTATGCCCCCTTGTCAAGAATTGTTTTGTCATTCGCCTAAGTAATAGTAGACCTGACCGTCATCGCCTTGGAACATGCAGCCCGAGATCTGTCCGGCTTCGCTATCTTCCGCGTATTGCGCCCAATCTATACCGGCCAGGCAATCGGCGCCGGCTTCGCGGATGTCACCGGAAACAAGCTGTACAAACAGGGCGTTTAGTTCGGTATCATCCCACGCGGCGATCTCGGTTTCTTCCCATGCGCCCGTGCGGCCAGCCCATGCGCGCATGGCGTCAAGCGCGGCGTCCGTCGTGAGTAGACGCGGGCCATTCAACGCCGCGTTCCAGGTGTTGCGCGCGGCGTTTGTTCCGCCTTCCGCGATTGAATGCGAGTAATCAAAGGCTGGCGCATCAAAAGACGTTATGTTGATTTCCATTGTCGTTTTCCTCTTTTCGTGTTGCGATGGGGATAACATAACAGGCGCTCGGCAGCTTGTCAAACAATTCTTTTCGTCTGGCCATAAAGAATTATGTTGCAGCATGTTGGCGCTTGTGTTAGGTTTTCCCCATCAACAGAGGAAACGTGAACAATGAACGCCATACTTCGCAAGGGTACGCTCTATCACTGGTACGTCTGGGGCTATCGCACTCACGAGTGCGCCGTTGACGCCGCTCACGACATGATAGCTGACGGTGACTTCGGGTGGTGCGAAGATCCGCAGATTGAAACGTACAAGAACAAGGACGGCGAGCGCCGCTATGGCGTCGTGTTGCGCGCCGCTTGACGCGGTTTTGTAGACGTGCTACGGCTTAAGCCGTAGTTCAAAACGCCCGGTTCATGCCGGGCGTTTTCGTTTTGGGGTGGCCGTGGGGTAGTCGTGGGGTAGCGTTTGGGGTAGTGGCGTCGGGGCCAAAACGCAGCATTTATCGGCATATGGGTTATATGGGTAGTCTAATCTATCTATTCTAAGGAACAACTGTTATATTAGTATTATAGTAGTATGGGCGTGTAGCAGCGCTGAGTATACCCGCGTTGACATGACCCATACTGCCCATATGCCGATGTTTGTTGGTTTTCCGTTGAAATCTGACTGCCCATAAGATGACCCATGCATGACCCATCGCGTTGCCCATGCCAGGAAGCCCCCTCGAGCCCCTCGAGCCCCTCGAGCCTCTCGAGCCGGCGCAGCTGATCGAACGCCAGGCTGATTGCCCATATTGCCCATGCAACAAAATGTTTGACAGTCCCTCGGCCATGTGCTAGTGTCATCACATCGGAAGCAGAAAGGGTCACGACCACATGACGCGCAACCCCTAGTCACATACCACAATCCCCGGTAGCATAGAACTATATTCCTATATGCTGGATGTTGCGGCGCACAAATTTAGCCGGCGGCTCCAGGGCCGGGGGGGGACAGGGCCGAGCGCCCCGCTGCTAGTGCTGTGGCCAGGGGTCAAGAACAAAATTTTTTATTTTTTGACCCTCCACCTGCAACATGATAGTTTACCGCCATGTTCCAATCGCTTCCCTATGAGCCACGCAAGCTGGAAGCCACTGAGGCGCGTCTGGAGGCGATCTATCACGCCGCCAAGATGGGGCTGAAGGGTGACGCGCTGGCCCTGGCCGCAGGCATGCTGCCGGTTGAATACCGCCAGTTGACGCAGTTCGACCCCATCGCAAGCTATGCTGAGATGAAAGGACGCGCCGACGGCGAGCAGGAGATGGCGACCACCATCTACACGGCGGCGCGTGAGGGCGACGCCAACGCGGCCATGAACATGCTGCGCTACAGCCACGGCTGGGTCGCCAAGCAGGCCGTCGAGGTGACCATCGACCAGAAGATCTCCATCACGGCGGCACTTGAAGAGGCGCAGCGCAGGGTCCTCGACCTGGTCGCGGAAGAGGTACACAGTCTTGCAGACGCCACAGTACAGCGCTGAGGACGAGCAAGCGCTCATGGCGTCCCTGTGGACGCCCGCGCTCAAGAACGACCCGCTCAAGTTCGTGATGTGGCTGTTCCCGTGGGGGCAGAAGAACACGCCGCTGGAGAACTTCGCAGGCCCGCGCAAGTGGCAGCGCGAGGTGCTGAAGGAACTGGCCGACCACATCCGCGACAACGACGGCCGCATCGACTTCGAGACGCTGCGCATGGCGGTGTCATCCGGGCGCGGCATCGGCAAGTCGGCACTGGTCAGTTGGCTGGTCATCTGGATGCTGACCACCCGCATCGGCAGCACCACCATCGTGTCGGCCAACAGCGAGACGCAGCTACGCGCCGTCACCTGGGCCGAGATTACCAAGTGGCTGGCCTTGGCATTGAACAGCCACTGGTTCGAGGTGAGCGCCACCCGCGTGATGCCCGCCAAGTGGCTCACCGAACTGGTCGAGCGCGACCTGAAGAAGGGCACGCGCTACTGGGGCGTCGAGGGCCGGCTGTGGTCCGAGGAGAACCCGGACGCCTACGCGGGCGTGCACAACTTCGACGGCGTGATGCTGATCTTCGACGAGGCCAGCGGCATCGCGGACCCGATCTGGGCCGTCAGTGCGGGCTTCTTTACGGATTCC